GCCAATAGATTGGCTCACCTTTCTCGTTATACGTTCCTTTCTTATGTTCACATAAACCATCTTCTGTGAGAATTTGTCCGCATTCACTACATATGACTCTACAGGATTCTGATCCAACTGATACAGTTAGATAGCGGCCGTCGATGACTTTTTCGATGGCATCCTTGTCTGTGATTCGTGCTGTTATCTGGACATAGTCTGATGGTTCATTTGGTTTGGTCGGAGTCCCTTTAACAATTTGGTAATCTACAATCCTACCTATAGGATCTCCTTTTGAATTATGTGCGACGAGTTGAGGCTTCATGTAAGGAGCAGTCCAAGACTTAACTCCTCTAGTCACAGCATTCTCTGTATAAAAAACGTTGTTTTTATTAACAAAGTTAAAGTGTGTAGCCTTAATTTTTACATACAATTCGTCTGGAATATTATTTAAACTCATTTAAGCTCTCGTCGTGAATAACGCATTTACATCCGTATGCGAACGGAGGTATATGTGAATAGTTTAGGGCATTTGAATCTAAATTAATTAGATTATGCTGATCACAACCGTCTGCATTAACTAGTATAGTCTTAAATCCAAGCGACTTATATACAAGCATCATACTCAGCGCTTCAAGTTTGTCCTTTTGGACACTAATAAAGTCATTCAGTTCATTATACAGCACTTTAGATCCAATATTATCGTTGGTTTTCTTCGCGTAGTATCTAATCTTGTCTTCAAGAATCTGTTCTACTTCTGTGAAATATGTTTCTGCAGGCAGTTCATCTACAACTGTATCTAATATATTATAGCGTCTCTTAAGAGCTCTGATATTATCGATAAGTTGTTGTTTAGCTTTTATATTAAAATGCTTAACCGTGCTCTCTGTCAGATTCTGTAAGTTGAAATCTGTTATCCCTTGTGAATCACACAGAGAGTCAGTTAATTTAATAATGTTTGTCTGGAATAGATCTATTGAGTTCTTTGTATACTTAGGACGCCCTGTGCTCTTTCCGTGTTGATTCGATGGGCTAACCTTTGCGGCTGTAGATGCTTTAGCCTTAGCAACTTGTGTGTCGATCACACCTTCTGCTTTGAGTTTGGGTATCTCTACTAGATTTAGATGTGTCTGGCTCTGATTAAGTTTCTTATCGTAATCCATTTCGTTTCTGGCTTCATCGAGACTAATAACATTATTCTGCCATTTAGCCAGAATATTAGTTTCGAACTTAATCTGTTGCTCTAAGTCAATCTCTGGGAAGTTGAATTCCATTTGATCTTCAACATTAGTATATCTTCCATCGAGCATAAGTTCTTGAAAGAGGCCCAGTTCCATTCTTCTCTTAATCAGTTGTTGATATGACTTGGTGACTGTCTGCATCGAAGCATCAAGAACTTCACTTGTGTTTCTGTTACTAGTTTCTACTTCTCCCATTGCTACAGGAGACACACCGAGCCCAGCATATATTCTCTTTTTGAAGTGATTAATAAACGCTATTATATCAACAGGTGTATTGTCGTTAGTTGGAACTTTAATATCGTGGTGTCCTGGAACAACCAACATACCATAGGCTGGCATAGAGTTAATAGTAGCACTTACTTCGTCTACTTCACCAGGAGCAGGTGGAATATCCTTGTTTCCAACCTGATACAGATAAAGAGGAATTGAATACTGAAATCCGAGTATTTCAATTTCCTCTTCTAGTTTTCTAAGGGCACGCACATCATCTAGGATTGAAATCAGACTAGACATACCAGTGAGCGTGCCAGGAATTTTATTGAATGCTAGATGAATCACATCTCGTTCGTCATAAGTAATCTCTTTTCCATTAACCGTTTGTTTATACTGAACTACATTACCTTTAGGATTTAGTCCGATCTCCATTGTAGTGGCTTCTGCTACAAATAAACCAACAATTGGTTGCATATTCTTACCGTATAAACGATAAGGCTTACCATAGCGAGACTTAGTATTAGACCTAACTTTTACTATATATGCGTTAGCATATGTGACAAGTTGTCGAGCCACTTGCTCGACTAACTCATATGTGCTTAATCCAGTTAATAATTCGATTTCTCTTAATCTTCGAGTAACATGTTTTTGTATCTTTTCATTTTTCGATACAGATTCGAATCCATTTTTCATAATCTGTTCAACGAAAAGATTAACTACTCGTCTTAAAAGACCATCTAATTGAACAGCATTGGCTATTGTGGGAAGATCGTATTCTGGCTTGAAGAAATCAACATTCTTACGAAGTCTATACTGTCTGCGTGTAGTACTGACATGGCGAACACCAGCAAATTTCTCGGTAGGATCTTCTACATCTCGTTTATCTTGATATATAACTTGACCGTTAGATTTTACTTCTTCATCTTCATTAACAGTAGTAGAAGAATCATTTTGTCCGACCAAGACATTATACGCAGAAATAAGTCTACCTATATTCATATTATATATTCCTATTCCTAATTCGTTCTAAGTAGCTCTTCAGATCTTCATCTCCTGGGAAGCCAGGACATCCATCTGTAGTTCGATTCATTGCTTGCTCTACAACATCATTACTAAATCCATAATTTTGTTTTATAAAGTTCGCTATAGAGTCATTCGACAATCTAGAAATATACGTACCGTTCTGAGCTCTATTGTTCCTATCACTTGTGGTAGGTATATCACCATCTTTTAATCTCGAGTCAGTTTCAGAAATTGTTACCGTTCTACCATCATCTCCTACTATCAAAGGGACTCTTTGTGAAGCTGGCGCGTCAGGATTACCATTATAACTATCATCACCCAATGGAGGAGGCGGTACGTCAATATCGGGAGGAGTAGCAGGATCTCCAGCATAATTATTATCTGGAACATACGCATACTCCACGCAAAGATCGAAATTGATTACCGCTTGTTTTAGCTTAATCAGAAGATCTCTTAACCAATATAAAAACTCTAGATCTTTTGTGTTACCAACTAAAGATGCTGCTTGCTTTGACCAATCACTCTTTTTACCAGATAACCATCCGCGAATCTTGGCCATTATTTCAGCAAACAGACCGTAATCACTCACGTATCTTTTAATAATATCAAGGAACTGTTGCATGGGCAGGCATCCTGCCCAAAGTGCGCCTGCATCTACACTCTCGTCGATCCAATCTAGAACAGATTGTAGAACAGAATCCCTAATAGTATAGAGTGTTTCCTGTAATATTAATAGTATAGCACCCATCACTGCCCCAAATAATTCCTTAATAAAATCAGGAATAAAGAGGACAAGTTGCTTAAGGTCTCTAGTAAGAAATGCGATTATAAAATCTATGAAAACTATAAGAGTATCTAACCAATCTCCAAAGTCAGTATCTGCTACTTTAAGGTCAACTGAGAATCCTGTTTTACCTTGTTGTTCTTGGGATGCTTGGTATGAAGTCCATATAGCATTAATAAGACAGCACAAAACCTCTGGGTCTTCAAACCACCCAGCCATTGTATCCAACATCTGAGTAGCAAATCCTTTAAGAATAGGCCGATCTATCTCATTAACTAATCCTCTGAGCATGACGGCCCGTTCTCGTAAGAATTTACCAGCAGGGGTGCGCCCAGCACTCTCAGCATATAAACTTGAGATGCTCAGTTCATCTATAGAATCAACAGAACGCTCAATTAGATTACTAATTGATTCGATATCTTCTGTTACAGATTGAGAGTTAGGTGCTTGTTGGTTGATTGGCATTCTTTCTTCCTGCAGCAGTTATCTTATTAGACTTCTCGTTATTATATCTAAAGGCATATATCCTATTAGGATGCTTCTCTGTCTTTTCTTTAAATTTTCTTGTGGTTTCATCGTCTTTTAATACCCTAGCCAAAAACTTTTCGAACTCCACATGTTCTCGAAGTTTTCTTATACTGGGTGTAAAAAGCACAGCACCTGATACATATCCGTTAGTATTCTTATACATATTAAATTATAAAGTTGTTTTCAATAGTCGTGCTCAAATCAGTTTCTAATGTTGAGTCATTAGCAGTAGGACTATTTGGTGTATATGATGCATCCTCTACTGCTCTTACGACTCGTGCAGCTGCATCATAACACTCTGGCGGCATTCCCAGATTTTCTGGCTCGTCTGGTGGAGCGAGTGCACCATAATCTTCTGGAGCACCACACACATTCGAATCAGCCTCATCCATAGCTTTTCCAATTTCACTAACATCACCATCCTCTATAAAAGAACTATTTGCGGCAGACCCGTTCTCATCATATTGAGTTGGATCTGGTGGACATCCCCATGTCTCATCTGTAGGACAATCAATTTCTACAATTGGATCATAATATTCGTCAGCCGAACTCCACAATACATGTGGAACTCTACACAACAAGAATTTTCTAAATCTATTAAGAGCCTTATTTATAGTTCCATATTTCTTTAACCAGTCTTTACTTTTCTTTCTGAAACGTGTCTCTTTTTTAAAGAATCCTGCTATGCCATCAAAAGGATAACCGATCATCATTCTTAACGGATCAATTATGACTAGGTCAACTAAGAATTTTGGCCATATCATGTTCCACCATAGCATAAGGATGATATGTAATATCATCTCTAATAAATTCCCTTCAAAGTCTTGTATGATTTCTTGATTTCTTGGTACAACTGGTTCTTCTGGTAAGCCAGGTTTTCCCTTTCGTAGATTAAATACATCAGCAACCTGATCAGTTACACTTGAACATTTCAACCACGGACCTTCAATATGCCCATCTCCTGTGAGAGCAGCCACAACTGGATCATTCCTTAAAGTAATAGGACCAGCATTATCTAATATAGCAAGAGCAGTATTAAACACTTGTTGAGTTATAACATTATTACC